AAATGACAAGCAGTAAAACTGCGCCGATGATGTAATCAGGATGAACCATAAAGCACTCTCCAAGTGTTGAATTGGTTCCCTATCAAAGGTTAGATGGCCCCTAGAACGTGCTGTAAGGCCACTAGGAACGATTGACAGTGACGGGCAAGGGATTACCCTGCCCGCGTAGGAATCAGCGGTCCAAGTAAACGGTCTCGCCAAACGGAGCGGTGTTACGCTCTTCGGTTGAAAGCCATATTACAGGCACGTTGCAATTTTCAGGGAACGGACCTTCGAGGTCCGTAATTATCACGGCACAGACCGCTGTACCATCATCTTCAATGGCCTTGAGTACCGGCCTAAAATCAGTTCCACTGAACCCTGTCGGCTTCCACGTCAAGGTATCGCCTTTATCAAAGCGGTCAATGCTGGATACTTCGGAATCAAAGTAATAGACGTTTACAGCTAACGGTGATAATTCTTCAATGATAGACTCAAGTGTTCCACGGGCAAAGGAAAGTGACTCCGCCGATACGCTGCCAGATGTGTCTATGCCTATTGCGATCTCTCCGAGTTCCTTTGACTCAAGAGCGGGCAGGTACAATCCTGATGCGACATAGCGGGAGTTTGGCCGCGTCCATGAATAATCTGAATTGCAACGTTCACTAAAAAAACGGAGTAACAGGGACCGTACATCGATCTTAGCCTTGAGAGAATCCTTGACCGTTCTTGCGAGTCCACCGGGCAATTTGCCGCACATCTTAGCGGCGTTTAGTGCCTGCGCCGCTTTTTGTTTCCATTCTTGCTCAGTGGGAGCCGGGTCTCCATCGGCGTCTATATCGCTCGGAGCGTCCCTTACTTCTCCGAGCGGGTCCGGCTTGCTTTGCCCTTGCGCTGGATTATTGCCCTGCCCTTGACCGTTCCCATTGCCGTTAGGTTGCGGCTTGTCATTCTGTTGAACGCGGGCATAATGCCATTCCGCCGATTTTCCCGAAACACTAGGAAACAATGATCCAGCGGGCAAAGTAAAGCCGGAATCACGTAATTCTGAATTTATGGAATAATCACAGGCGATATTCCAATTTTTAGAATCGCGAGCTTCTCTCCGCCATGGGTGACCCATTGCACAATGCATGACTTCATGCGCGACTAGCGCGGTCACGCGGTCATGCGGCAAGGATTCGATAAACGTAGGATTGTAGCCAAGTGACCGCCCGTCAGTCCATGCGGTCTCACAGCCTGTATCCTCTTTGAACTTCAGGGATAAGGCAAGGGAACCAAAAAAAGGTTGGTCTAAAACTAACGAAACACGGGCGGAAGCCATTTTTGATTGAGCAGACATTACCGTTTCCTCTCAAATGACAGGGCAATAAACTCGCCATGTTTGGCTATTCTTTCGTGAAGAGTCGATGGAGTAACGCCTAAACGCTGTGACCATTCTGCAAGCGTTAAATTTTCTCCATTATGGGCAATTCTCCGATTCCTGCGCGTATTGTTTGCCTGTTCTTTCGGAGTTGCCCATTTGCAATTTTCCGGCTCATAATTGCCGTTATTGTTGATTCTCTCGATTGACATACCGCGAACCTTTTCGCCCATATCGGCGAGAAAATTCTCAAATTTCATCCACCGTTCACAGATGGTAATACCGCGTCCACCGTATATCGGATATTTTTCGCTATTAGGTTCTGTACAGCGGTCAATCATCGTATTCCAAGTGTGATAAGTGAGAGTCCGTGAGAGTCCGTGAGTTGTGCGACTTTCGCGCATCCGTGCCGATGTAGAATCACTCTTCAAGCATCCGCATGATTGAGTGTTACCATTGACAAGATTTTTTCCCGGAAGGATTAAAGTCTTGCCGCAAACGCAGAGGCATTCCCATAAAGTGTTTCCTTTAGATGTACTCCCTGCGCGTTTAACTACTGTCAGTCTTACAAAATTTTTTCCTGCTAGATCAAGTGGTTTGCTCATGAACACAGTATACCGTACAATGTGCGAGTCAAGCAATAATCCGGTCGTTTTACCTTGAGCGGTCATAGAATCCTTCCCATAATGCTTGCGTTCATGCTTGCTAAACTGTATTCGATACGGCTAACGATTGTCAAATTGCCCGTTATCACGGCACGGGCAGGCCGATAGGAAACTAGAAAATGTTTCCGTAAGTCGCGGTCATGGAATCCAGAATGCTCTGCGCTTGCTTTGCTACATCGGCGCGAACTTCGGGAACGTCACGGAGTGTCTGAGGTTCCGTGCTGGCGAGTAATTCCGTTTGACGGCGGAGCGCTTCAAGTTGTGGATCTTCGGTGACGTTCAAACGTGTAAGCACGTCGCAAAGTTCCCTTGCGTTCCCTATCAATGTATCGCGGAAAATTGCATCAGGAGAAGAGCATTTTTCAACAATCGCCGATACCACTTTCCGCAACCTATCAACTGCGCCGTCTTTCCCTTGCATTGCCGCTGTGAATGCTTGCTGTACACGTTCTTCGGTGCGGGCGGCAATGGTATCAATCTCACTCTGTGCAAGCGTAACGCGGAAGTCAATACCTTGCGGTACAGGCGCATATTCCACGGTCCATTCATAGCGGTCACGAATGTTTGTAGGGTAATCGGAATCCTGAAACATTCCGTTTAGAACCCGCTGTGCCTCAAGCCGATAGGAAGGATACTCTGAAATGAAGTCAGACAGCAAACTGTCTGCCGTATGGAAGCCTTGTCGGATTGTATCGGTGTACGCCTGATAATTCTTCACCGGCAGCATTCTCCAACCATCATCTGACCACGGCAAGGTCTGCGCGTAATTCAGTACGCGCAAGTTGGCAATGTGCGAGACCAGCGCCTTATATGCTGGAGCGTCACCGGGCAGCAGGCACTTGTTATACCTGCCCGCGTCAAGAGTGGTATTGTGCAAAGTCGCGGTCTCTTGAGACACTTTGCGGTCATACTTGCGGGCAGACCATGCGCTGATACGCAAGCTAACGAGCATTGCGCGAGTGTGAAGATCGGTCATTGTCATTGTCATATTCTCCTGATAATCGGTTATGGTACGTTTACGGCATGGCGGAAGGATAAAAATTACTCTCTGCCGCTTATCAATTGGCCGATGGGACCGGAATTCAAACGAACGAAAGAATCGGTATATTGAATCTTTTCATCGCGTCTAATCGCGTCACGGACTAGCAATACGGCAAACTCGCCATGATCCGCTTCAGTGTAAAGCCGGGTGGCGTAGGTTGCGATACGTGCAAAATTGTTATCGTTTGCGCGGGCTGCGAGTCCAACCGATACAGCATACAATTCACTAGGCTTGCTAGGAATAGCGGCAGTATCAGGATTCAAGAGAATCGCGTCAAGATTGATAAGGGACCGATACATGGACCTGAAAGACAGGTACTCAAGAGCAGCACCTTCGCCGACCGCTCCCGAAAATGCAGCCGATTCAATTTCAGCGGGCAAATTCAGCGCTTCGAGTTTGGCAACGTGAGACCACGTGCGCGGAACTGGCGAGTTTGTAAGGTCTGCCGTAGCCTGAAAATTGCAAAGCAATTCAGGACGAAAGCGCAAAAATGCTATCAGCATAGGCGATACGCTGTGAGCATACGCCCATGTACTCCAATCGTCTATATTCGCTTCAAGGTCAACGATACAGGCAAAGCGAGATTTTACCGGCTCAAGAATTCCCGATACTCCAGCGCGGTCACTGCGCCTATTTGTTGCGGCCACAAAGGTTATGCAATCCGGCAGAATGTGACCGTTTACCCTACGCGCAAGGATTAACTGCATAAAGCTAGCTTGTACGGCAGGAGTGGCCTGCCCTAGATCGTCTAGCAGCCAAACTGTAGGACGAACGGCATTTATTGCCGTTGCCAGTTCACCAAAAGGCAGGAAAGTGGCGGTGTTTCCATCGGCTTTTGGCCATGGTAACCCTTTAGCATCTGTCGGGTCCGCTACGGCAGGATGTGAGATAAGCAGGTCTGCTCCAGCGCTTGCTGCCGCTTGAGAGATAATGTCAGACTTGCCAACTCCCGGCGCGCCTGTAATTAGTAACGGCAAGCGGGCAGGAATCATGGCTGCGAGTAACGCGGTCAATTGTTTTGGCGATACGCTCATGTGTTCAATCTCCTGTACAACACTCTATACTTAGCAAGCAACGTGCCAAACTCTGTAAACGTGTATATAGTTGATTTTAATGAGAAGCGATTAAAATGCAAAGTGGTATTTATTTACCACTTCCCCAACAAAAGAGTAAACATTTACCACTATTTAGGGAAACATTTATTTATATCGCGTAGAATCAATAGCTTAGATTTTACATGATGCGCAAGGAATAAAGGTACACTGCCCGCGTGCATCTATATATAGGATAGCGGGAGCGCTGTACTCGGAACCTTGACGCCGATAGGATAATCAAAACACTCTACAGGTTATCTATATATAAGGTAGGACTGTGAGCAGCCGGAAGTGTAGAGGGTATTACCCTCTTAAGTGAGGCATAAAAGCGGGCGGAGAATGCGCCGATAATCGAGAGATATTAAAAACTGTATTTTTGTTCTAACGAACGTTTGCGAGTATACCTATGGGATACCCTCATATTTATTTATCTGCGCCTACAAGGTGCCTTAGAATCGCAGCGCTGCTATGTACTATCTGGTAAACTTTACACTCAATTCATGTGCAGCAACATCATTAAAATCAATCACTTACTAACAAAACTGCGCCTGTTTCGGATTGTTACTACTTAGTCAATAGGAAAACACGAAAACCCGCGTAAACATTGACGATTATGCACATCTGTTGACTATATGGTAATAATTGGCACGGTCACAGCGTTACTATCTGATAACGTCGAATTAAAAGCGAATCTATGGAATACCATAATGCCGATAGGAATCAAATACTATTCATCTAGTAAACACTCTACAGGGATAGACAGGGACGCGGGAGCGGACCGCGTAGCGGTCTCCCACTCAAGCCGATATTTATTTCAGCAGCCGATTATTATGCAGCCGGTATTTATTCGATGGACTCCCGATTATTATTTCAATGCGCCGATATTTATTTGTCGCGCTCAACTTTAATGCTCTGCCGTTTGTACACACTTGCACGCGGTGTTTATTCAAAGACAAGTGACGGCTTTTTGCCCACCAACGATCTTCACTAAGCGCTATCAAATATTAGGCGCAAGATAACGCTATTAAGGCGCATCGGCGAGCGCTGTGAGCCGGTACAGGCGCATCTATCGGCGCGGGAGCGCTGTATAGGCCGATAAAGGCCATAAACAGGCATATTAGAGGCATATTACAGGGATATAGGCGCAATGGTAGCGATACAGTGTACGGGACGGCAGAGCCTATTTCAAAGAATGGGATAAAATGCGCGTGTACCACTATATTTTACGGTAATCCACAACTTTTATTGTATTATAGTCCAGTATGGCAGTCCATGTGCAGTTGTCCTGAGTGACGCACGGCTCATGAACGACTGACGGCTTCGGTCTCTGCATATAAAAACCGGGAAATTAAGTCGAAAGCGCAGAAAAATAAGAATAGAAAATAAAATAAACAGGTACGTGTACAAGCGCAGGAGAATAATAAATAAATAAAAATTGGAATTAAATACGTAGGTAAGCGCAGGAAAATATGCGTAGAAAAAAATTGAGGAAAGGGCTTGACAAGGTGTGTTTATTTGTGTTTAGATGTGTTCATGGGTATTACAAAGCATATTTCGATTAGGGTTCCAGAGGAGATCGTAATTGCGGCGGATGAGGTCGCAAAGATTAAAGATCGGAGCCGTGCGTATATATTGGTGGGTGTTCTTCAAGAATGGGCAGATAAAAAGGATGGTGGATGTATGGCGGTGCAAAAATCGGCTGAGTCTGGCGGCGTGGGGGTTCTGGATATTGAGGAGCCTGTGGTGAGGCCGGTGGCTTATGCGTCGTCAGGTAGGGTTGGCGGGAGTGGCGGGGGTAATCGCGTGGCGACGGGTGAGGAGCCAGATCGGGGCGGTGGGTGCCTGTTGTGTGGCGGGTTAAATGGTCTTCATCAAAAAGGGTGTAAGGGGAGATAATGATGAGCGAGAAAATGGAGAGTTTTGATTTAGAACAGGTGTATGATGAGCAGATTGCGCCTCTCATGGCTAAGATCATTGAGATTTGCAAAGAGCATAAATTGCCAATGGCTGCGGATTTTTTGTGTCGTAATTCGGATGATGAGGGCGAGGAGTATTGCACCAGCTTTGCCGATTTCAGGGACGAGCGCGGGGAAAGTAAACATATGGATGCGGTATGGCAGGTGATTAAGCCAAAACGTAATCTAGCGCCTCTGAATCTGACGGTAAGGAATGGAAGCGGTGACGTGACAGAGATGATTACGATTTTGGGATGACGTGCCATAATGATGGGGTGTTAAATGGACCGGGATGAAATACTAGGCAAGCAGAAAATAATCCGAGGCTGGACGAACGCGGAATTGGTTTCGGAGTTGCGGAGTCCGATGCGGTCGCTATGCGGTAATGAGGTTTACATTCCGTTGTTGGTGGAGGCTGTGGCGAGGTTGCTGGAGCAGAAGATTCCAGTGGCGAAGAAAAAGTCGTTGGCGGCTAATCGGAATCTGATTCGTTAGGAATTAAGGCGACCCGAAATTGACGGGTAATCTAGTAGCGGGTAGGAAAAGAATCATCGGGAGAGATAATATGCACATCATTAAAGAGGATCGCGGATTTCGCGCCCCTGGAATTTTCGAGGTTTACTGGAATCGGTGGGGTGTCGCATTCGACGTAATCTATACCGGAAACGATGAGGATAAATGGCCGTGGATGCTTCACGTTCATTTTCTGTTGCTAAATATCTTTCTGTATTTTCCGCTTCAGTATGTTCCACCGTCTAAGCGTGAGCATTGGATGCGCGAATGGCAGCAGTGGGGTTTTTCGTCTGGCGACGGTTGCATTCACTTTCACTGGAATGAGGCGACAAAGATTTGGGACTTGCCTTGGTTCTCTAGTGTTTTCCAGCGGCATGAGGTACGGTGTGCGGACGGGTCGTGGGTTCCTTATGTTGGGTGTTGGGAAGACAAGGAGCCGGATGGACGTGAAGAGTTTTCTTTTCCGTACACGTACAAGTTAAAAAGCGGTGAGGTCCAGAACCGGACGGCTACGGTTTATGTTGATCGGATGGCATGGAGGCCGAAAGGATTCACTTGGACGGGTTTGTTTGAGAAGGTACGCCAGAGTATCAGCGTAGCCTTTGACGATGAGGTAGGGGAGCGTACAGGATCGTGGAAGGGCGGTACGGTGGGCTGTGGGTATGAGATGCTTGCGGGGGAGACTCCAGAGCAGACGTTACGGCGTATGGAGCGGGAACGGGTATTCGACTAGGAGAGGAATGAAAATTTCCTGTAAATTGTTTGGTTGCGCTTATGATCCGGTTGACGATTCTAGTCCGTTTTTGTGCTTCCGTTGTGACTCGGAAGTGGAAGGCCGGAAATGGTGCTACGGATGGCAACCATTTAGAAAGATTTATAGATTATGTATGGGATGGTCATGGAGGGAATCATGAAACGCTACCGCAAGCCAAAGATTAAAGACGGTGAGCTTCGAGCGTAGTGGGGGCGTATTGATGGGAACGAACCTGATTTGTGCTACTACTGGGGTCCGGGAATTTCTAAATGTGATTCCCATCTTTTGCATAATACTCTAAGCGGTAATGATTGTAGTACGAATTGGGATGCGCCTTTGGGTTCTCCGAGAATACTGTGGACAAAGTACGGAAACTCGTTTATTAAAGAACTAGAGGAGCGCGGGTACGATCTGACTACGCTTCGGTTCTATGTGAGGAAAAAGAATGCGTAAACTTCGACCGGGAGTAGCACGCGCTTATCGTAAGATATTGCTTTGGAAGGAGATAAACGCGGCGTGGAGTAAGGCTATGCCTTTGATTGCGGATAATTTCTATACTAATACCCCGTTTCAAAGAGCGGTTAAGGAAAATAATGGACGATCTTATTATGATGCGCTTTCGAGATTTTGAGTTATAAGAGGCCGCATATGAAATGGAAACAATAAAAGATAGCGCCCACTGCCCACGATGCTTTCACGCGATTGGAGAACATCTGTACTGCAAGGACCACGGTGGCGACTTTGAAAACGAGAAAGTGAGCAAGTTGCCGACTAGGAAAATTGATACGTGTCCACCAGAAGCGGTATATAATTTCGATCATGTGTGGTGGAGTTTTCTTGATTTTACAGGGAGTGCTAAGTGAAACGATTTTTGTGCTGGCTCCGATTCGGTCACGTATGGAAAGAACTAGGAGACATGGACGTGCGGGGTAGGAAGTGTACTATGTGGCAATGCGCTCACTGTACACTGACTGAATTGTTTGATGTGTTGACGGGAGAGAGACGATGATGGATAAGATGTTTTATGGTTTAGCTTATTCAGTTTTAGCGGTTTTGGGGTTGATGGTTCTTGAGGCAATTTTGAAAGGAATGGATAAATGAGCGTTTCCGATGAGCGATTAGACCAGTTGGCCTACGACCCGATGATGTGCAACATCTCAGAAGAGGTACAGGAGTGCTTGGCAGAATTAGTTGTGTACAGGAACGCTGGAAAGCATAATTCGCTTAGGAAAATGAAACCACCAGAATATAATCCTGATACCGGAGAAGAATTAGAAGAAGGATGCTATATGATGGCAACCGCAGAGGATGGTTTATGTGATCCGATTACCGGATGTCCGGGATGCGCACAGGAAAGACGGCGACGTAATAAATCTCTACAGGATAACACGGTAGTCTGGAACAAAGGCTGGAAGGCAACAGAGGAAGGGTTGGTAAAGAAATGAAGAACATTGTTGCAGGAGTTCTTATTGTAGTTGTTTTATTGCAATATGGAATTCTAGTATACAAAGGTTTTACGGATGGATGGCCTAAATGGGGGAGGAAATTATGGAATGCCAAAGATAGTAAACAGTAAGTTTCTTGATCGAGTGGACGATGTTTTGGGGATGGGTGAGTACAGAAAGACTTTGATGGATTTAAAGGTGCTGCGGTGGGAGTTGGAGAGGATGGTTAGGGGATGAGCGAAATTTACGCAAGATTTGTTATGAGAGATGACGGTCTTATGTTAGGGAAGGTACAAGGTCAAGAGTCAGATACTCCTCTATTTAAGCCTGATACGGTTTACCAGATTGATTCTGTTTTGGGAACGCATATTATTCGAGAGGTAGGACCGTCTTTTATTGCGCATGGGAAACCGTCAGGAGAAAAAGTAAACTGGGGGCAAGACGCAAGTAGGATTGTAGAGAATGGGATGCACTTATATACTGTAGATGAGGTTGAAAGACAGGCATGGTTCACTGATGAAGAACGAGAGCGTTATGAAAACGGGGATAGGTGGAAAGATGAGCGATAAGAAAAGTGTTCTCGAAGAAGTAATGAAGGATATGGAAGATGGCAAAGAAATAAAGATTCCATCAACCAGTATAAAGGACTTTGTGGAAAGGAAATACGGGATGAGCGACAAGAGATACATTGTGCCGGAAGGGATGTTGAAGGCGGTTTCATCGGCGTACGGGGAGTTAAAATACAGCCAGTCATTTGTTCTGACGGAAAAGATTCGTCTTGTGCTATGTGAAGCGGCTATGCGCTGGCTGTCGGAGAACCGGACTCTTCCCGACGAGAAGGTTGTGCGAGAATTGTTGGAGGATTCTCTTCAGTATTGGTTTGTAGGCGATACTGCGCTAAAGAAAGAGGCGGCGTTGTCTATTCACACCCGGCTGAACGATTTATGGAGCGAGTGGCAGCGTCGGATGTTCCTCGCGCCGGAACCGGAGACTATTTGTATCCTAAAAAAGGGAGGAGAAGTCACGGTAAACATTAATACTAGGATGATTATCTGTCCTGCTCATCCAGACGGTCATAAATTAGATGTTGAACTAAAGAAATGCAAAGATAGTGGAGGATTTATGATAGGAGATTTTACTAAACTAAAGGATAGACATGGTTCATGCCCATCGTGTGCCCAAGGACAGAGTTTAGAGCGTGGCGAGGGAACACATTTAGAAGGAACGGTGGAGCATCCAGAGGATCGGTGGACAAAACATGAGGTAGCGGAAGCGATTCGGAGAAACTATCACTATACCGATACGGGAGACGGAGAAATCTTCATTACAAAGATTCTCGCCGACCTCGACCCGCCGTCAAAGCCGGAAGTACCGGATGAGATCAAAGACTTGCTCTCATCATCCGACCATATTATAGGTATTCCTCTTTTGAGTGGATTAACAGAACACGGAAAGGTCGTCATACTCGAAGCCTACCGGCGCGGCAAGGAATCAGGCAAGTAATGGAAGACCAGTGCGGAGAGTACGCGGCAAGTTTCATCCCTCGTTGGGGATCGTACTTTTCGTGTGTGTTACAAAAAGGACACGATGGGGAGCATAGGGCTGGTGGAGAGTGTGTTAAGCACGGAAAGTATGTTATGGAGCATACGGGGAAAGTTCCGAAGTGTCCACATTGGCCTGATTGCGCGAAAATAGGCGCAGAAAAACCTTGACTTTATCCTGCGCTTGTGAGAAAGTAGTTAAGTGAAACATTGTATGGGAGAGTACATGGATAACTCACAGTATGAAAAATTTCTGGAAAGAAAAAGGTACACCCCTATAGTTTCAGGGTTGACCGATATTCCAGAGTTAAATACTAATATGTTTCCTCACCAGAGAGATGTTACTTCATGGTCGTTGCGTCTTGGTAGGTCTGCTGCATTTCTAGGAACCGGATTAGGAAAATCTCTAATTGAAATTGAATGGTCAAGGATAATTTCATCTCATACTGGGATGCCTGTTATAGTATTAGCCCCACTGTCTGTGTGTTTTCAGATGGTAAGAGAGTCTGAAAAGTTCGGAATTGAAAACGTAAAGTATTGTCATAATTCAGAAGAATCAAAGGATGTTTCTATAGTCGTAACTAACTACGAGAGATTAGATCACTTTGATCCTGCCGATTACAGTGGAGTGGTTCTCGATGAGTCGAGCATCCTTAAATCTTTTGATGGTTCTACAAGAAATCAACTTATAGAATCGTTTAAGAACACACCGTATAAATTATGTGCGACTGCCACTCCATCTCCTAATGACTACATGGAGTTGGGAAATCATGCAGAATTTTTGGGGGTGATGACTGCCAATGAAATGCTTTCCATGTTCTTTACGCATAATGGAGGAGAAACTCAAAAGTGGAGGTTGAAAGGTCACGCTCGTAACGACTTTTGGAAATGGGTATGTTCGTGGGCTGTAAATATGCGTACTCCGGGAGATTGTGGATACGATGATGGTCCGTTCATACTTCCACCTTTGGTTTATCACGAACATATTGTTAAAGTAAATAAGCCGAGCGAAGGAATGTTGTTTGCGATGCCAGCAGAAACATTAAGTGAACGTCTTTCTGCACGTAGGTCAACGGTAGATGATCGAGTTGGAAAGGCTATAGAAATTGTAAACAATGAACCTGAAGAAATATGGCTAATATGGACAAACTTAAACAGAGAAAGCGACACTATAACCAAAGCATTAGACGGTGCGGTAGAAGTAACAGGTTCAGATATACCAGACTATAAAGCACAGTGCGCATTGGAGTTTTCTGATGGGTGGATTAAAAGGCTCGTTAGTAAAAGTTCAATTTTCGGTTTTGGGAGCAATTTTCAATCATGCTCACATATGATTCACATTGGGGTCACGGATAGTTTTGAGAGTTTCTTTCAGTCTGTAAGGCGTTGTTGGAGATTCGGACAAACGAAACCCGTACACGTCCACATCATCGCTGCATCGACAGAGGGGAATGTACTTGAGAATTTGAAGAGGAAAGAAAAAGAAGCTAATCAAATGGCTGATGAAATGGTAGCAAACATGCAAGACTTGACTAGGTTAAACTTAACAGGAACAGTTCGTGAAGTAACTCCTTACGAACCTAAACATGAAATGGATATACCAGATTGGTTAGTAGGGGGATCGAAGTGATTACTTCAAAAGTTCTAAATCAAAAATCAGGAACAGATTGGGTTTCTTACAATGCCGACTGCGTAGAGATTGCCAAGTCTTTACCGACAGAATCAATTGATCTAACCGTTACATCTTGCCCATATTCAAATCTATATTGCTATTCTGGAAGCGAACGCGATATGGGGAATAGCAGAAATGATGAAGAGTTTCAAACTCATTTTAGGTTGTTGATTGATGAATTATTTAGGGTTACGAAGAAAGGTAGAATTGTAGCTATTGATTGCATGAATATCCCTGCAATGAAAAGCCGAGATGGATATATTGGACTAAAAGATTTCAGGGGAGATATAATCCGTCAGTTCATTGACGCTGGTTTTATATTCCACAGCGAACATTGCGCATGGAAAGATCCATTGCTGGAAGCAACTCGCACTAAAGCCATAGGATTGATGCACAAACAACTTTGCAAGGATTCTTCTAAAGTTAGGGCAGGAATTCCTCAATACATTCTTGCATTTAGAAAACCTGGAGAAAATACAGAACCAATTGCTCATGAAAAAGGTTTAGAATGGTTCTTTGGTGAAAATCCTCCTAAAAATGGAGTATTATCTCACGAGAGGTGGAGAAGATACGCATCACCTGTTTGGATGGATATTGACTTTACCCGCACATTAAACGGAAGAGAAGCAAGGGAGAATCAAGACGAAAGACATATCTGTCCTATGGCGTTAGACTTAATAGAAAGGTGTGTTCATCTATGGTCTAACCCTAAAGACACAGTATACGATCCATTCGCAGGCATATGTTCTACTGGATATGTAGCAATACGGAACGGCAGGAGATTCGTTGGTAGTGAACTAAAAACATCATACTGGGAGCAGTCGTGCAAGAACCTAGAACGTGCAACTAGTATAAATTACGGATTGTTTTCTAGTGAAGAAAGTGACGATGATCATAGTGATGAAATAGAAGAGTAATAATCTTCATTCTAATAAGGACAATTTATGAGGCGATGGATCGAAAACGAGGATGACGATATAGTGGAGACTACTGCAAAGTGGTCTCCAGAGGCAAAGTGTTCCTGTCATAACAACGGAGAGCCTTACGACTTGCAAGGGATCAAGGTAACGTCTCTTGACCCAAACTGCCGAGTCCATAAGAAGACTCTCAGCACCTATCCTATCGCTGCGAGTGTGGAGCGGATAGTGAGTAATTGGAACGGGAGAGAGAAAATATGAAGAAAGACAAACTGGTAGGAGTCTTCACTATATGCCGAGAATGCGCAGAACATAACGGAGCAGTGTGGCCGACAGGACACGTAGCAACTTTCTGGACAGGTGGATGTGATGTTTGCCTAACAGAAAAAGGAGTATGCGACGTAAGTGACTGGAATTGGCCTAATGGTAAGCCATCAGAGTTCAGTTTGATGCGTAGGGATTAAGATGGCTGCTATCTGCTCAGAGTGTCATAGGTTCCGGTTAGACGGCAGGAATATGTGCAAGTGCGGGGAGATCAAGCATATATATACGATGATTAGCTTAAATCTTCGTTGTACATGGTGCTTTAAGTTGTTTACGTGGAAGGTACGAGAGTTGAATAGGATGCCGGATGGTATCCGTAGGTGCTGCACAAACTCATGTGCTGCAAAGTTAAGGCACTGGGAAGAGGAGAGGAAAAATGAGCGAACTTCATGAATGGTGCAAGGAACATCGGATTGTAGTATCACCGCAAGTTAAACGTGCGGCTGATTTTCTTGAGAGCAAAGGATACGAGTTTCTGTTAGACTTTGGGTACGAGAATGCGGAGCAGAAGGCAAAGGAACTGTTCAACTTTAACGCAGTTGAACCTAGTCGTAAGACGTTGAACGGTATGGTACTGCGGATCATGCGCGGTAAGGGTTGGATGACTCCTTGGGCGATACAAGCTAGTCTTAAAGTAGCAACAGCAGTCTACGTTTGCGATTCGTCCGTGAAGAGCAGGATTCGTGATCTTCGACTTCCAGAGTATGGGTGTCATTTGGTTGATAAGCGCAGGATTGTAGACTCTACGGCCTATGAGTACAAACTTATTAGGTGATGGGATAGGATCAAATGACGGACGAAAAAGTAGTAATGTACAACAGCGACGAATCAGCGACTCGCGTTGATATGCCGGGTTGGAAGTCACGTCTAGGACACTTCTATCCCGGAGATAACCCTAGCAGTGAGCATGGGGCGCGGTGGTCTGGCTGTACGCACCAGAAGTGTGTGTGCGGAGCGATAATGCGGCAAGGAGAAACACGCTGCCGTTCTTGCCAAGCAAAGATAGACAGCGAAAAGTATTATGCTTTGCCTATCGCGGATTGGGACGGTGTAACTCCAACGTGCGATGACGATCATGACAAGTATTTTTGGGATAAAGGTCAACTATTAGACGCGATGTTTTGGGAGTTGGAAGATGCTACGAAGCGAGGCGAGGAGCCGGAGATGCACGTGGTCATCTGCGATCCTCAGTATCTTCACACTCTTGACGGAAGCGAGTGGTCTGACGATCTTGCGGATGATGGAGAACTGTCAGATGATGTAGGAGCGGCAATAGACGCGCTTAACGTCGTCATTAAGGCGCAAGGACCGTCGTGCTGGTATTCTGGCAAGCAGAGGATTGACATGGAGCCATTGTGGACGCAGTTGAAATCGGAACTCGCAAAGGAAAAGAAAATATGACTGAAATAGAAGAAAAGGAACTCCAACAAGCTAAAGAGTATCTATCTTATTGGCAACGGGAGTTACGTCTTGACCACTGGGACATCGAGTTTCGATTTTCACAAAGAGATGAGTTAGGAGATTCGGCAGGTAGATGCGCGACACGTCGCTACAACGGGGCGATCATTGTACTTCTATCGAATAACGGAATGATACCGGAGTATGATCGTCTCTTCCGAAACGATATGGAAGTTCGGATGGTGCATGAATTACTCCACATTAAAGAATCGTTGTGGAGGGATAACCCAAAACTTAACGTGATGGATGATGATGAGTGGATTCGTCGGTCACATGAAGAGTGTTTGGATGCGGTAGCAGAGGCTTTAGTTCGCGCTAGGAGAGGAATCACTAGATGACAGATTTTTATATCGAAAGAGAGGAAGATAGATCGTTTGCAGTGAGAAGGCCAGGATCGGAAAGAGCCAGCGCGATCCGCGCAACTCAAGACGAAGCTATTGAGTGGGTGCGTAAAAATAACCGGAATGCGAGGATTTTCATTGATCGCGTCTGCAAAACCCATGTTGGCGGAAGAGACAGGTGGGAAGAAGTGGTGGATACAGCGAAATAGGGCTTGACAGACGCGAACAAAGCGCATATAAAAGATTGAGAGGCAAGCATGGGTCGGAACAAGCGTATAATGGATACAGAAATAAAGGGAGAAATGCAGTCTATCGCGGCTACATGGAAGCAGTTTCGGATAGATAACGGACTGACTCAAAAGCTCTTAGCGGAAGTTACAGAGGTGAGTCGCAGGACGATTCAGAGCATTGAGGCTGGTTTAATTATCCCTCAACCTGCTACAATTGCGAAGTTTGAGGAATTGCGGAAAAAGTACGAGAAGAACGGAAAAGTAAGCCGCAAAAGCCTACGGAAACCCAAGGACGAGCAGGACGATTACGATTTTTAATGGAATAATCACCCAAACAACAGATTCAAAAGGAGATGTTCATGGCAGAAGTAAATGTTGAGGGTCTTTCAGGAACGGAAGTTATCGAGTATGTCCTCAATCAAATTCGTCGTAAACTCAAGTATTCATGCAACCTGAGAGAAGCTGATAGTTACGGTCAAGGATTTTCAGGAACGGTTACAATAAACCTGAAAATGTACGCGATGGACGTTACGGAAGAGACTTTTACCGTAAATATCCAGCCAAAGGGAGAGATTCCTACATCTACAGAGACGGTAACGGTGACTCCGTTCGATGTGGATGAGAAGCTGGAGATTCCGCAGGAACTCGATCTTGAGGCTGTACGTGAGCGTAGTAAGATTCCTGAGCCGTTGCCAGAGCCTAGCGAGGCTGGAGAGTCTCGGATGCCTGAGAGGTTGAAGAGGCGCTACACTAGGAGAACAGGAGTTGCCTCATTGGAGCAGACGGCATCGGGTGGTGGGGCGGTTGATCTGGAGAATGAACCTAGTTTCTAACGGGAGAAAATCATGGAGCATGAAGTAATTGCAAGGGCGGCAATGGCCGCTCACGAAGCTAATAGAGTGCTTTGTTTGGCACTTGGCGACACATCTCAACCGAAGTGGGAAGATGCTCCATCGTGGCAGAAAGACAGTGCGGAATCAGGCGTGCGGATGATTGTATCAAACCCTGAAACAACTCCTGAGCAATCACACGAAGGATGGCTCGCGGAGAAACGCGCAACTGGATGGAAGTATGGCCCGGTAAAGAATCCTGATACGAAGGAGCATCCTTGCTTCATTCCCTACGATGGATTGCCAGAATGCCAGCGGCTCAAGGATGAGATGTTTGGTTTGGTAGTAAGGGCAGTGTTAGGATAAGAATCCTGCGGCTCCTCGAAAGAGGCACCGAAGTTGCGCCCGTACATGGTGCGATGAGCCGATAAACGGGCAGTCGCAGGAATTGAATCACTGAACCACCGGGAGAAAGAATGTCCGAATCGAAACGAGGATCGAACGGCGGGAACGCACGGGCCGAGAAACTGACGAAAGAGCAGCGTAGCACGATTGCTAAGCAAGCGGCGGCGAAAAGGTGGGGTAAGCAAAAGGAAGAGATTGTTTTAATTGACACAGAGACTCAAGATGGTATAGATCGAAATAGAGAAGAAATAGGTAGGTCAAATTCAATCATTGATGCCATGAAAGAAAAAGTAAAATCAATATCTGGTTCTACTAGTCCAATCCCATTTATCTACAAAGAAGAGCCAAAGACACAACCAATTACTACTGTAGATTCTATTCCTTCTTCTCCACAGACGCTACGTGTGACTCCTGCGGAAAAGGGGAGGAAACGCGCCTCAAAGGAAAACCAAACAGTATCTAAAGTTTACAGACAAGCTCTTTCTACAGCGGAAAAAGAGTACGAAGAAACAGCGGAAAAACTAGCGTATCATGATGAAATGGCTGCACGTCTAAAAGCTAGAATGCCAAGGCTGATTCAAACCATAAAGGCGCTAGGAGGAACAATTGATCCTCAAGTAGCGATGCAATCGTATCCGACGCAATCATTTAATACGCCGATGCAAGATTTTACCGATCCGGCTAGGATGAATCAACCGTATCAACCAATACCGGCAATCGAGCAGAATCCTATTGATCCTGCTTTGTACAGGACAAACTCTAATCCATTACCAGGATTAGTACCTGCTGCTCAAAATGCTCCTATGGTTCCTAATACGTCAGTAGGGGGAGCGATGGATTTGGATTATTCTCCAGTGGAAGATGAAGGACCAAAACTGGCTAACATGGGTGGAGGGTGGGTGTAATGACAGATCAAGAGAAGAAATTGGAATGTGAGCGTATTTGCGGAGAGTCTGGTAAGCGTGGGATACACAAATCAGCACCAGTGATGTGTCCTGTACTTCTTGATTTGTGGAAGAACCCTAAGCGTAAAAACGACTATCAAGGGGTAAATTGAAGACCAAACTGGAAACGATGATCGAACTTGAGGATACCGTGCGTGCCGAGGTTAAGGCGCGTTATCCCGACATGGACGCTGATTGGGCGGTGAATCGGTACATGGATGCGATGTACAATGCCAGTAGGAAGACAGCGCAGTGCGTAGTTCCGATGATGGCAGAGGTTATTCGTTCGCAGATGGAACCAAAGGAGGCGTGATGATTGAAAGTTTAATAACACCAGAGCAAAGTGCGGCGATACAGCGCATGGAGGATAATAAACCTCCACACTGGATATTTGGGAAAATAGCCAAGGAAATTCATCAAGAAGTTCCTGACGGGACAGATAAACCAGCATGGGGGCACGGTTCGTACAAGGTAATTGGGAACATAGATGGATATTGCGAGTGGCAATTTGAACAAGGAATAGTCCCGTCCGATATAGACTTAACCAATATTCGTTATGTGATCTTTTGGAGGCAAGCAGTTCCTAACAAAAAAACAAAAGAAGTAAAAGCGTTTGCTTCATGGACGGGCGGAGGTGCGCAGAGTGTAGTTCCGGGACAAACGATAACGGTAGATGATGGAAAATATATCACCATTGGAACTAGCAATGAAGAGATTGAGAGATTAGCGAAGGACGCTTTAATCAATCTTCAAAAAATGGTCAAGAAATACTATAAGGAGTAGACATGTACGAAGAACGTCTTGCATTTGCGTTTGAACGAATAGCTACAGCGTTGGAGAGTTTCAATGAAGAATTTCGACAAGCAGGAACTCGATACTGGCCTCGACCAGGACAACAAAAAGAAGCCGTCCTCAGTCGCGTCCCAACCGAAGAAGATAAAATCCGAGAGCGGCAAGGATCAGGAGACAACACCCCCATTGACGAATGGCTCACCGACATTGGAGACCCAGAAGGTGACGCCGGAATTGTCGGAGAGCGAAGCCGACAATGGATCATCGACCATCCGCCAGAAAAAGCCAAAGTCGTTGATGCCAGTCCCAAAGCTGTCAGCGTTGGAGAGCAGGACACTTCAAGCGTTGAAGAGGTTGAAGGTAAAGCCGGAGGCGTTGCAGTCGTTACCGCAGATAACCCCAATGTTGAAAAAAAGTCTCAAAGGCGGACTAAGAACCGCTCTTGAGGCTATGCGTTTTGCAACGAACGATGAAGTGGTAGCGGATTTTCTGAAGGTTTACGATAAGATTCCTGTTGGCGATAGGGACAGATTGCCGTGGGAAGCTATAATGATAAAAGCCAAAGTGAATCCGATATACTTACTTGGGGCTATCCAGATGGCGGTGCAGACCTACAGTTGGAATAAGAGTAGATTCCTAGCGGTATCGAGTCATCCTGAGATCACAAAGAATAGAATCAAGTTCGCAAAGATGGCTGGAGGCGTAAAGGATAGAGAGGCGTTGGATATAGTCAACGGATTTTTGCAATCGCCGAAAGGACCAACATTTATTGGCAAGCAGGTTGCAGTATTTGGAGGTAACGGTGGTGGTCAGAATAACAATGGTGGCGGTAATGTAGTGGACGCGGAAGTAGATGGGGATGATGGGTTTGAGAATCTGTTTCCTAGTCCGAATGAGATACAAGACAAACTTGTTCCGATTAGACAAAGATTGTTGGAGGGGTGATTGATTAGGTTTATTGACCTTGGAAAACAGATAGCCACAGACCCGCACGATCCTGAATGGTCGCGGGAATTTGCTTTTTACGATACTTTGGAAGCTCATTTTATTTCTTTTGATAACCGGCAAATCTTTGATTCGGTTGATGATTTGAAGGACTGTCTGGACGATAACGAGGTCGCATACGGGAGACGGATACTAGGGTTGCTGCCGTCGTGGGTGCCGAAAAGCACTAGGAGTTTGGTGAGGTAGACTATCTATAGCCAGAAGATTATCGAGCAAAATATCTCATTCTATGAATCACAGAATGGTATTGAACTCGTGCGTCACACGTTTCCAGAAGTTCAGGAATTTTCAGAATACGTAAAAAACATAACGAAAATAGGAAGTAACTCTAAGGGTTCATGGATTGAATCTGTTGCTTCTATAACTCAAAAGAGACGGGAAGAAATACGTCGTTGGATTCTAAACGAGCAGGTTCTCTGTGGTTTAAGCTACCATTACTGGCGTGACAATTATGCTTATGTGACAGACGAGGGTGGAAATATAGTAAAGTTCCAAAATCATAAGTCACAAGACGTATTTGATTCGGTTGTTGCTGATTTAGAGGAACAACAGGCTGGTATTCAGATTATCTGCTTGAAGGCCAGGCAGGTCGGGATCACGACACTCGTAGCATTGTATTTTAATCATAAAATGCTTTTCGTTCCAAACACTCTTTCTGTAATGGCATCAGTACAAGCATCGAAATCAGCCGAAATTGAGATCAAATTCGATACATCTTACGAAAAGTGTCCGTTTTGGCTAGTTCCTAATATATCTTCAAAAAGAAAGTTTAGCAACGGATCGCGCCTTATGGTTGAGTCTGGTATGCAACCGAAGGGTATCGCGCAAGGACAAACACCGCAGAATATTTTGATCTCGGAGATTGGTATCATCCCTAATCCTCATAACGTAATTGAGGAAGGACTGCTTCCTGCTACGCACGCGAATAAGAACTTGTTTATGGTGTTTGAGGGAACTGGTTCAGGAAACGTAGGATGGTTTCCTGATTTCTGGAAGTCACAAAAATTAAAAATGGCGACAGGAACAGGAAGAATGTGTCCTGTATTTATATCGTGGCCTTTGGCAACAGATATGTATCCTCAAGCAGACTGGATACGAGCGCATCCTGTACCACCAGGATTCTACGAAAGAAGAATGGATGCTACCAGAGCGCATATTACTAGATGTGAATCTTACATCCGTAACACTCCGTATCTGGCAAAGGTGGTAGGTGCAGATTATCGAGTACCTATTGAACAGCAGTATTGGTGGGAGTTAGAGTACGACCAAGCGCGTGAAAGACACTCTCTACAGCAACACGCGGCACGTTTACCAGCGGATGACTTTGAGGCTCTTACTGGAGTCCATGATAGTGTCTTTGACTTAGAGACAATCATGGAGTTGGAAGACGATATTTATGAGGTTAGGACAGGAGGAGAAAAGGTTCGCAGGAATCAATACCAAGTCTATGCAATCACAGGACACTCTATTTTAGAGGAGTTTGAGCCAAGAGAATCAGATATTGATTTTAATAAGGAAGTAATTCATCTAACACACAAAAACAATCGTGATGAGCGTTATGATTGGGAACTTGTACCTTTGCTTCCGATAGATGAGGAAACGGAAGCAAATACGTTTGATAAACTCCTAGTATATGAGCCTCCGATAAAAGGTGCAACGTATAGCTGCGGAGTAGATACAGCGCATGGATTAGGAAACGAGGATGAGGACCGATTCTGTGCGTCTATGACTAGGGTATCTACAGGATCAAGTGTGGATATGCAATGCGCAGAGCTTACGGCTAATCGTTTTAGCCCCGCTCAGGCAGTACCATTCCTAGCGGCAATGGCGTCGTGGTACGGACAGATTTCAGGTCATTATAGAGGAGTAAAGTTTTCGATTGAGCAGGTGGAAGGACCGGGAGATACTTGTCAGAACCAGTTAAAAATTATGGGTTTCAACTACCACCACACCCCCGGAAGACTTGACGGAAAGAAGGTAAAGGATGAGAATAAGCATAGGGAAGGTTGGTACTCGAATAGGACAACAGTTCCTATTTTAATGGATAGGTTTGTTGAGGCTGTTAACGGTGGTTGGTATGTTCCTATGTCGAAGTGGTTGATAGAGGAGTTAAAAACTCTTGAGCGTAGATCGAATGATGGTGGACGTGACAAGATGATTCACCAACAAAACAAGCATGACGATAGGATACGTGCCGCAGCGCAAAGCTATTTGAACTGCCACACATACGATGATTTATCGGCACGGTCACAGAGACGGTACGCACAGCCGAGTAGGAAGAAGTCAGACCCAAACAAGGGTCGCTGTATGAGTAACGCATTTTCAGTGGGAGAGTGGTAACATGAGAATAATGTTGACAACAATGAAAACAGAAAAAAGAGAAGACGTTCTCCAACGGAGTTATCGTGAGCAAGAGAAAGAGGATCGGGCGGAATCTGCTCGTAGGGAAGATATTCAAGACGAGCGTGCGATATGGTCTAATGTTTTGCAGTCACAGTTAGAACAAGGAAAAAGATTAGACGATGCTACCTTTGATGCAGACGAAGCGTTAAAGTCATATCGTGAAAGGTTTCAATAGAGGGAGGGGTAAATGAACCATGAAGTATTGATACTTTGTTTCACTCTTGCGACAATACCTATTCTGTGGCTTAGTATGAGTTGGATTAAATCTCCAATCATGGACGATGCCTTCTGGAAACGCCGCGAGGAAGCGCATTTTAAGAGGATCATGGCTGGTCTTCCGTATAGCGTTCATCTGTGGAAGAAATTGTTTGAATCTGTTCGTGATAACAAGCCGGAACATGAGCAGAATAAGTGCGCACAAGATGTTTACGACTACCTGAGACTCTTGGCACAATAACGGGAGGGGAAATGGATACAGCTACAGAGCTAGAACAATGGCTCCGCAAAGAAGCGCAAGAGAAGACTAAATACGCTGAATCTCGAAAGAGTGCTGCATTAGCATTCACATCTGAAACTTCTGATGCAGATCGAAAAGCGGCTCATCAAATGGCACAGCAAATAATGGGCCGAAAGTTCCCGATGCAGAGCAGGACAGAGGAAGAAAAAAGCAATCGTATTCAGATACGGATCGCTGCAAAGCTAGAGCAAGAGGCGGCAATGCTTTTGCGGTTTGCAGATTTTGTAGCGGGGAGGAACAATGGGAATCATCCAGTGGTGGAACGACAGGAATCGTAGTGACGAGCCTGTAGAGATAGCGGCTAAACCATCTGAGATAGTGCAGGAACAGAGCGATTACGACCGTGTGTATAAGTACGGTGCTGACGGCGGACACATCGTTGATTTGACGAATAATCCTAGGAAAGAAAACGATGGTTTTGTGCCAGACCGCGAATTGCTAACTCCGTACAATCGGGCGCATCAAGGGACGCGAGACGGAATTAACTCGTTGATGAGGAGATAGGTTTGAATCACCCAGTCGATGAAAGTGGCGGTGGATATGCTTTCTCTCCAGACCCGATGGATGAGCCTCTATACTATCACGATGAGAAGTCCTTGAAAGAGGCAGAAGAAAGAATCCGTGTAGAGTTTCAAGAGAAAAAAGAGAAAGAGACACAAAGGAGACAGATGAGCGAAATTAAGATTGATGTACCAGGAACTCCGATATACGAGCGCGTTAAGAACGCAATGGGCGCGGTTACGATCACACGCGAAGAAGGCGACAGCATCATAGAATACGTCAGAGGTGCGATTCACGATAGCGAAGGATTAAAGGATTGCAAAGTGGATATTGTGGCTCTCACAGATAAACGTATGGCGGATTATAGTGATTGGATATGGGAGAACCTTGATAGAGCAAGTGTAGGAAAAGAGTTATTGCCACGTCTCGAATGGGATAAACCGGGCAGGAAACTATTCACATACGGTGATTTATCGAAACGAGGCAAGGCATGAAATCTATAAAACTCACCAAGCGACTCAACGAACACGAGAACTGTCTCATTCTCTGGACACCATGGACCACGGTAGTGTGGGATCGTGGTTCTATCCAGTGTAGAGGTACGGACGAATTCGAGTTGGTAATTAAGTATCGTGCTTGGGGGCCGATCTTCTACTTTGGCAACCGGGATATTGAGAAACTAGGAGAACGGTCCAAGTTCGACAGTTTCCAGTGGACTAGGATTCAACCTCGTTATGCAGAATCAAGAGCGCGTAGGATAAGCGATAGGGACTATTTCGAGAATAAAGAGCAACTGGTAAGGCAGAGGAAGAGAAAAAATCCAGCGGATATGACGTATCCAGAGCGTCATGCGGCGACGTTGGAAGTCATCAGCAAGATGAAATTCAGTGATAATTTCATGCACCTGATGACGACTCCGTATGGTAAACTTGCATTGGAGCGCGGGGAAGAATGTAAGGATGATGCGACAGGTGAACTCTTGACAGAAGATATGTACGCAAGGGACAAGGAAAAGAACCTGCGTATAGCACCGAGAACTGGAGGCGGTCTTTTAGGATTTAAGAGAGCGGAGAACGGCGAAGGGTACGGAACTATTCGTAGAGTTCCAGCTATAGAAACTATGGAAATAACAAGCGGTCAATCGGAGATACTTCAACTGGAGGACGGTCAATGAGTACGGCATCTACAATAATTTCAGATCGCATTTCTATCCTTAAAGCGGAGATGGAAGCTCTCAAGAAAGAGCGCAAGGAACAGGATCGTGCGTTGAAGGCGTCTAATCGGTGGGTGAATGTCAAGAAGCGTGTACCCGCGCAGGACGCTCAAAAGGTAATTGCTTGGCATGACGGTAGGATGGAATGTTGCTGGTTTCAAAATGGAAAGTGGTTTGTATACAACGGAACGTATTTCCTAGAGAACAAGGACGTAATCGAAGATGTGAGTCACTGGTGCGGTATAGATTGGATGACTTCAAGAGATTATCCTATGCGCGGACCAGGATTCAAAAACGCTATCCTCTATATATGGATGAGGATTTCCAATCGAGCGTCGGATATGGCGTATGATCTGAGGCCGAAGTCTTGGAGTCGAGGGGCGGCGCAACTGGGTAGGAAACCTGTTTTTTATCGTGACTCTTCTGGAAAAGTAATGAGCGGGATGCCTGAGAATTGTCCTGCGCCGAGAGGATACGAGAAAATCGTTTGCAATAATGTTCACGAGGCTGAGAGGTACTCGGAACTTCAGAGGCGTCAGGAGAGGGTCGATCATAATCGTCAACAGGCCGAGCGTGGTGCGATTGAAAATGAGTTTGCAAGCGAGATCAGATCAGAGATGAGGACGAAATACGCAAACGCTAGGAATCCAATCAATCGGGAGTTCATGCGAAGGGCATTGGAAAACAACGCGAACAGGAAAGACCCTACCGCGTTTGAGCGGGAATCGTACCTTCACGCGGAAGCCTTTGAACAAGGACGGTAGATGGGAGATGAAATGGATACTGAAGATGTGATGTATGAAATCAAGCAAGTAAGAAACGAAATAGCGAAACTGCGAAAAAACATAGACGATCTTTCGTACAAGTTTTATGGACACTCCCATCTAGAAGACGGGGAAGTGCATAGGAACTTCAAAAAGGAAGAGGAGTTTCGCAAGCAGGTAATAGAGCTTTTGAGTTGAAACGGGATATACAAAAAAACAGTAGACGTTTGACAGATTTTACTTGACAGTGCGCACCAGAGGTGTATACTTTTAATATGCCACAGCGATTACAGAAGGTAGTGATCTGGATTTGCAGTAGGTGTGGACACGAATGGAGTAGCGTAAATGGCGACAAGCCACTTCGCTGCGCTGAGTGCAAATCACCTTACTGGGACAGACCGCGTAAAACCAAATCCGACACTCGCTAATTCAAGGCATATTGGAATAACACGTGAAAGCGAAGACGAACAGCAGTGAACAGCAGATGGTTGTTCAAATCAAGCCTCCAAAGTTTCAAATTGGAGTTTTTCACATCTATGGCGTAGCCCCTCTAGTCATCAACAAGTTCCCACAAAAAGCATTGGAAGAGATGGAAGCTCGGCAACGCGCTGGCAGTCAAGCAAAGAAGGGCGCGAAGCGAGAATCCAAGGATTTCGATAGCCTATACGAAGGCGCAAAGCATATCAGCCGCGAAGGATGGTGCGGTCTACCTGCGTCTGCTTTTCGCAATGCGATGATCTCGGCTTGCCGCCTTGTAAACTTCAAAATGACACTTGGAAAGCTAAGTGTTTTTATTGAAGCAGATGGTTTTGACCGCGATGAGGGTACACCTCTTGTTCGTATTGTTGAGGGCGAGCCAAGGCCAGTGAAGATGGCTGTCCGAAACGCAACAGGCGTATGCGACATTCGTATTCGTCCGATGTGGGATGAATGGAAGGCAGTTCTCCGTATTCGTTTCGACGCTGACATTTTCAGCCTTACCGATGTGACGAATCTCCTTATGCGCGTAGGAGAACAGGTAGGACTATGTGAGGGTCGTCCTGATTCCAAGTCTTCTGCTGGTATGGGTTGGGGATTGTTTAAGATTGAGGAGGCGAAATAATGGCAACAGAAGCGATTATTTCAGAACTCCGAACAATCGCTGCGAAGAATGACGGGCTGCTGAAACCAGAAGACGTGGTGGAATCAGCCCGTCCCATAAATTCTCCGCTGCATACTCGGTTCACATGGGACGATACAGAAGCGGCAAATCAGTATCGTCTACAACAAGCGAGACAATTGATTCGCACAACAATTCAGTACATCGAAGTGGATGGGAAAGATCAATCATTTCGTGTATTTTGTAGCCTTACTCCAGATCGTGAAAATGATGGTGGAGGGTACAGAGAAACCGTTGCAGTTCTTTCCAATCGGCAGTACAAGGCACAACTTTTATCAGACGCGCAGGAGGATATGCGTCGTTTTGAGGAAAGATATTCACGGTTGAAAGAGTTGTCGTTGGTAATCAAGGAAATTCGTAAAGCTCTGGCTGAGTAAGCGAGAGAGTAGGTTCTGGTGCGGCAGGTATGGTTGGAATGGGCGGTTGTGTTGAGTATGGCTGTGTTTGGAATCGCAGGTACGGTCAGGCTCGCATTGGAGTGGCGAGGCGGGGAAACGCAGGTAAGGAGTGACGAGGAACGCAAAGGTTTGTCTAGGACATGAACGGCAGGTCGCGTTAGTTTAGGATGGACAGTTGTGGAACGATGAGGACGGTAGGTTCGGGCACGGTGTAGTAACGCAGGCGTGGCATGGCGGGGCGTCGAGGGGATAGTTTTGGATGGGTCCGTCAATGAGTGTAAACGAAAGGTGCTAATGATTTAAGACCAAAGGGCGGCGGTCTTCGGATCGCCGTTTATTTTTTTCTTGACATACGAATGTTTTTCCTTTACGATTCGTTTAGCCGTATCTAAGGATGCGACACGTACCGGGAGGAAAGCGATGCGGTGTGCCTTCTAAACTTGAAACCGTAAGGTGGCAGGTGCCTAACTGGGAGGCATCTGCGAGTGAAAAGATCGGCTGGATTGAAGAGTGTATTTCAGAAGGTGAGGGTTATCTATCTGGCTCCTCGGCTTATAGGAATCTCAACAGAAATCTGCGTGTGTTTGATGGAGTTTTTAACGATAAAACAAAAAGTACGCTAGTCACAAATCAGTTAAAATACAACATTCGGAAATTCTGCGAAACCCTTGCGGAAGTACGTGAAATTGCGGGGTTTAGCTCAGACGTACCTGCCTATAAAGCAATGGCAGAGATGCTTACAAAGGTAAGCAAATGTGTTTATTTAGAGTCAGATTTTCCCTACCAAATCCTAAAAGTTTTGCAGTACGCAACAGTTTGCGGCATTGGATATTTATGGCCTAAAGTTCGTCCGACAGAGTACGGATTTGGACCAAGAGAAATGACATTTGATGCGCTAGGGCTATTAGATGTAGTTCCAGTCCAGATACCTGCTTGGTCAAACGATATTCAAGATTGTTATGCTTGCACGGTTTATGATTATATGCCCATTGCAGAGGCGAGTGCGAAATTTCCTCTATTCCAAGGCCAACTTCAAACAGTTGGAAGAAATAATTACAAAACTTTAATTCAGGCACAGCGGCAGGATTTTGCTGCTACGTTTCGTTATGGAATGGTTGGGGATGTACAGAGCCGGAGTTTTGGAAACCTGTACACAGAGATAAGATACACATTTATTAGAGACATACGGATCAACACTACGGGAAAAGAGATGCAGATGGGTGATCCGGGAACGTCCTGGTTCTATAAAGTCCCGTCTATGGGACAGCCTATTTTTGGAGGGATGAGGGATGGAAAACCATACAGTCGTCCAGCGATGCCTGAAGATTGTAGAATCTACCCTAACCTACGGCTCATCATTACGTCTTCAGGACTGGACAGGCCGATGTATGACGGTACTTCCTTCGATTGGGACTCCAAAATACCAGTCATTCAGTATACAGTGGATGATTGGGCATGGGAACCGCTAGGACGGTCATTAGTAGGGGATGTCGCGTCAATTGAGAACACGATTAGGAAGCACGAAAGGCTGATGGATCAGGTTCTTACGGCAGGAATGAATCCTCCAATGGGGTATGATTTGGATACCAACGGTGGAGCGAAGATTGAGCATTTTGATATTTTTGAACCTGATGTAAGGCTAGGACTTGCAGGTGGAGAGCCGACAAAGACATTCCAATCGCTGTTACCTGATTCAGTGAGAGTGACACAAATAAATGAAACGTACCTTAAATACTTGGGTGATAAAGAGTTAGCTCAGCTTGGATTGAATGATGTTGGGAACCTTTCCAACATGAAAATGAATATCGCCAACGACACAGCAGATAAAATGCTGGAATCTATCGGTCCTATCGCTAAGGGAATTGCGATGAGGATAGAAAAAGCCAATAAGCGCGTAGGAGAGAGGATGAAAACTCTTATTCCTCAATGGTTTGACGCTGCAAGGCTTATTGAATATGTAGGACCGGACAGCATAGCGAAGGAAATGTTTGACTACAATCCTGACGATATGGTTCCTAGCCATCTGCCAGATGAATTATTAAGTGGTCAATTCCCTACAACGAAGTCGATGTACGACCGTCTGACCAGAGCGAAGTTTTTTGCGAACAAACTTCGTCTTGTCACTGTTCCGAATACGCTACTCAGGATCACGGCTATGCAGCGTCAGATGATGATGCTGCAATTAAAGCGCAGCGGAGCGCCTTTAAGTTGGTCTACTGTGATGAAAACAATCGACATAGCGAACTGGGGAGATTCACCGGGATCGACTGAAAAGGAAAAATACTTCAACGAGGAAACAGAATTGCAGGTCATGGCGATTATTGCTAAGGCTAAGGCTTTCATGAAGTTGAAGGAAATGGGGATTGATCCGTCTGTATTGGAAGGTGGAGAACAGGGTGGTAAGGGCGGTAAAGGAGGCGGCAAAGGACCAGCAGGACAGCACGCGGG